TTGTCCTCTTGTATTGCAGCGCGAAGCTGCTTCCGTTTATCTTTACCATGTCAACTCGTTTTGAATGTGAATGTATCGGCATCGTTCGTGCCGTCGGTCCGTATCACCCACATGCGATAGCCCTTGGCCGTGCTGCCGTTGGCGCCCTCCACGGAGATGGGGGTGGGGCCGCTGCACACTCCGGCGTCTTCGATGAAGTTGCCGGGATATGCGGTCAGGGTGAGCTCGCTTACGGTTCCCTCAGGTATGCAGATTACGATTGTCTTCCACCGGCCGACACTGAACTTGTAGCTGCCGGCCCCGGTGTACATCCCGCTGCTGCCGAGCGACCGTACCTGGGCCGATGTGGCAGGCACAGAGTCCACAACCCCGGCAAACCACTTGCGTCGCACGTTCACGCTGATCGTATTGTTCAGTGTTGTTTCCGGTATTGACTTGTCCTCACTTTCCGCATACACAACAGTGGCCTTGTAGGTTTCATTCTGCGTATAGTTACCAGTCAGATTGCGTACAGCTGTCTGCACGCCGTTATTTTCAGCGGAAAATTCAAGTTTGTTCTTCTCGTCGTTATCATAGTACGCCTTTGTCATTGCGCCGTTGCCGTTGCGGGTAGCCGTGTAGGTAATACTCCCTTTTGTCGAGCCATACTCCACATCGTTAGCCGTAGATAAACGGCCGTCAAGCGTGGCGGGTACGGGCTTAAACAGCAATGCCTTGACAAACTGCGTAAAGGTCATGCCTTTAGGTAATTTCTGCCCTTTATCTATGTGCCCGGTCTTGTCTGCATTCGATGTTACATCCGTTTCCAGTGCGGCACTGCCGGATGCCACAATAGTGTCTCCACCCGATATCACCGAACCCGATGAACCGGAAGAACCGGATGCACCCAGTTCGCGAAGCCGCTTGCTGCGCGGGCGGGCTTCCCGCCTGACTACCGACGATATATATTTCTTATCCATATTCAATGCCCCTCCTTTATTCTTTATCCGATTTATATTCGTCCGGACGAAGCTCCACTATTTCGAGCTCGCTTTCGTCCGATATTGTATCCTGCACGTCGGTCAGGCAGATGAACCGCTTGCTTTCCTGGCAGGCCTCCATATAGGCTGTCAGGTCTGTATCCAAGATGTGAGCTGTACCGGCCAGCAGGGTTCTGCGATCTGCGTATTGGCTGTAGAGTGTACCGATGAGCAACTGTTCCGCCTGCGTTGTCCGTCCGGCACGGGTCAGTTCTTTCAGCTGGCAGCTGTCGCTGGTGCGGAAGTATACGCCTTTGGCTGTAGGATTTATCTCAGTCATCGTGCCGCATATCGTATCCAGTTTGATGTCCTCTTTGGCTGCCTCATTGATGATGCCGGTATATTCGATATCTTCACTTTTCGCATCACTATAGACAACATTCTTACGTACAATTTCAATTTGAGGAGCTTTATATAACATCCATCGTATTTTATCATACCAATCACTGCTGACATCGGTATTTGTACTTTTAGTCCATTCGACAATTTTGATTCCGACATAAATGCAAACCTCTATATAACCTCCATTTGCAGGATAAGGTATATATTGCCCATCTTCCATTTTTTTGAAGGAATCGAACATTTCATTATGAGTATATCCTACACAGTGACGATTCTTTTTCCAGCCAAGAACTCCCGACGAAAAATGTCGATCCTCAGGGTCGTACCACTCCAGTAAACAGCTTTTATAGGTGGCAGCGCCATTTTTCCATTCTCCAGCAGTCCAATACAAGGTGGGCTTGATATCTGTATGACCCATCACGGCTGCATTGGAGTAATGCATCAGCGCATTTCCATCCTCATTGTACAAGGTGACGGTAGCAGGTACTGTAACGAAGTTAAACTTGTCTTTCATATCGTTATAGTTCCCTTTCTCATTTCCATCATTGGCATCTGTAAAAGGATTGTAACGGGCATCTATCAACATCTCCATACTTAGGCGAAGATAATATCTGCTTCTTTCCGCTTCTTCCAGTTTCGGGATGAATACCCGGTGAGTTTTCATCAGTACGGTTTCCTGGCTGGATGTTTGCGGAAGCAGTTTCCGCTTCGGAAATCCGCTTGTCAAAGCGCCATGCCCGCCGGTATAGAAACTGAAAGCGACACCGGATGATTCCTGTCCTCCCATCAAAGGCTGGATATGAAAATACTTTGCCGGCCCATATTTTTCGGCAAGTCCGCTACCCTTATCGCTAAGGAAGATGGTGAACGAAAGCAGAGAGTAATCCCATTCGTATCCTATCTTGTGATCATCCAAATAGTCAGGGTAATAGGAATAGTACTCACCCCCCGATGGCTTATCACTTGTCAGGTTCGTCATGCTTTCCGAATATACATCCTCATATACCACCTCCTTATCCAGCAATTTCGCATCCGAATAAGGAGAGAAAGTGATCTGAGCATTATTCGTCACTTTATCCACCCCCATCGTCTGATTGTCCCTGCTCCAAACAGCTTCCTGAGCCGGAGCATTCAGATAAAGTCCGTTCAAGTCGTATATCCAGATTTTCCCGTTCCGTTGCACCATGCGGAGCGACAGCGGCTGCAGCATTCCTTCCACTACATCTTTCAACGTTGAAGCTTCACCGTCTTCATCGTAGAAGTTATCACTGCGGACACTGATTTTATCCAGTGTGGCCCGGACGTTTCCTGCCAGGAAGGTAGTCAGATAATCCTGGTTCAGACCTCCATAATTGATTCGGCTGCGTTGGAGGGCATGCAGCAAAATACCTTCCAAGGTCTGCATCCCGGACAGATTATACTTCAGCCTGTCCAGTATACCGAAGTCGCTGAAGGTCAGTGCCACCTCATATTCTTTTCCGTAAGCGTATGGTTCCTCGTAGAACTCCGGGTCCAGCGTACCGCTCCAATAGAGCTGCCCGTTCCGCAGCACATCCAGGCGGATGCTGCCGGGGGCGATGGTATATAAATCCTCGTAGGTGCGGTCGCCGGGACTGGTTACGGTCAGTGTGGCGGTACTGCCGCATATCACTTCGTGCTTGTCCGTATGCTTCCACTCTATCACCAACGGTTCGTCGGCCGGGAAGTTGAGGACGCCGACGGCAGGATATGCCCCGTCTGCTTCCTGACTGATGCCCACCTCCCACACCACATTTTTGCGGCTGAGGTATTTGCCTGAATATCGTAGGTATTGTGCCATTTTAATCGCTGTTTAAATATCGTTTGAATAAGGTTTGAATCAGCTTCTCCTGCTCAGGTTTGTTTCCCGTTCCAGTATTCCCGTCAGTGCACGCCCGTCTATGCGGAACCTTACGTCGCCGGACATGCCTCCCGGTCCTGCCGGTTGTATCAGTTGCCTGAGCCGGTTGAGCGGAGCCACTACTTCCGGGTTGTTGCTTGCTCCGGCATACTCACCGAAGAGTCCCAAGGTAGGGCCGTAGGCGATGCCTCCGTTGGCAAACTTGGGCAGACTGGTCAATGCAGCCAGCACACTTGCCACGGCTGCAACAGCCATTATCGGGCCTACAAACGGAATACTTGCCACGGACGATGCCGCACCGGTAGCAGCTGCGGCTGTGTTGGCCGTAGACAGTGCCGCCAGTTGTGGCAATGCCTGCGCGATGGCGTTCAGCAGGTTGCCGGTCCAGTCCAGCCAGGCACCGGCTTGTCCGCCGATCACCTCTCCCAGCGAACCCATCGCATTGCCCATCGCTCCCATCGAGCCGATGGCCTCGGCATTCTTTTCCCTTGCCTTGTCTACGGCAGCATTCCAGGCATCCATGCCTTCCAGAGGTTTCTCCAGGTCCAACTTAGGCGCCTCCAATTTCAAGTCTTTCAAGCCGCCTTCTTCCTGCGTAAGACTAATGGAGGATTGCATGCTTCTTTTAATCGGGGCATCCGATATTACTCCCTCTTCCGTAGGTTTCAGCGTGTAGCGTGCCTCAAAGTCGGCATGTTTCAGGCGATGCTTGATATTCTCTATCAAGTCTTCCAGTGCCACTATATCAGGCGTAAACGTCAGTTGCTCTTCTATCGGGGCTTTCTTCTGGCGTTCCTTCAGTTTGTTCAGCCGGGTCTCGAGGGCAGCAAGACTATCCGTTGCTGCATAGTCGTTCCCATTTCCATACGTCTTATTCGGCTCGTCGGTCTTCTGTTGCCCGCCCGGTACATTTGTCAGCAAAATCCCTTTACCGCCTCCGAACGTGGCTTGCGCATCCGCTATTTCCTTCTGATAGACACTCTTTGCTTTGCGCACATCGTTCACTTGCCGATAAATGTATCCGGCAATGGGGCTCATGGTATGTACCCCGAACTGGTCGCTATAAACGGTATTGGTCTGTTCCAAGATGTCCTGCGCTTCTTTCGGAATATCTTTTCCGCTTCGTACGGCGGCCCGTATTTGCGCCCATGCTTTTCCGGCCTGCGTGGCGGTTATCTTTCCGGCTCCCTCGCCAATGCCGCTATACAAGCGTTCGCGGATATTCTTCAGCGTATTGCCCTCGGTTGCAGCATAAGTTTCTCCGGCACCTGAGGTAGTTTTCTCCAAAGCACGTGCACGGGCTGTGTCCAGTATGGCTTCGCTCAGTTTGTTGTAGGCAATGCGAGCCCCGTTTACACTATCTATCTCTACACCGATCTTCTGCAGATAGTTGCCGTACTTGTCAAGAATAGCATCTTTTGCTTTCTGCCACTCTTCCGAGCCTACTTTTGCCCGATTCAAAGGTTCGAACAAGGTGTTCAAAGCTGTCTGTTCCCGAGCTATTTCAGTATTCATTCCCAGCATGGCTTCATTTAGGCGTTTCTGCGCACCTTCGGCTTCATCGGTCGATGTACAAAGTTTGTAGACGCCTACTGCCAATGCTGCAACAGCGGCTGCTGCCAGTATGTAAGGACTGGCGGCAATGGCGATGTTCAATGCTTTGGTGGCGCCAGTGGTGGTGGAGATGGCGGCTTGAGCGGCTAAGACTCGTGTCTTATAAGCCTCTAACCCTTTATTCCCAATTTCAATGGCATTGTTATAAATATCTTGAGCTTTTTCTGCAACTTCAGTCGTCGCTTTAAGTTTTACCAGTTTCTCACTCAAAGTTATTAGAACAGCTATTGCCGAGGCATTTTCTGAGAAGACAGCGAAATAAGCCCCCGCAGAACCTGATAAATTCAACCACTTCTGTAGCGCTTCATCTATCGGCCCCTGCATCGCAGCCATTTGTTGGCTCATTCCTTCAGCCATTGTACGGGTGCTTTTTTGTATCTCTACCAAAAGTCCATTTATATCCCTAAGAGTTTCAGAAGGATTGTTTTTCAAATCGAAATCGATTGTGTATGAATTCTTTTCCATATCTTTGTGAACTATTATTTTAATAACTTTGCTGAATAATGGGATATATCATTTTCTATATAATTGTAGTCATATTGTACATTGTGCTTCGGTGCGGACGCAGTGATACTTCAACCCAAATTTTCTTTGGAGTTAAATGGTCTGATTGGGAGAAAAAGAAGGAACCCGACGACCCGGAAAAGTACGGATGGCTTGCCAGAAAGCTGCATGAAAGTAATGTCAGAGGAGCAGAAAGAAGCCGACGGCGTAAAGAGGAACTTCGACAAATGAAAGAGCACAATGCACAGCTAAGAGAAGTTATCCGTCTGCAAAAAGAAGAGAAAAGAAAGAAAAAGGAAGAAGCCCTCCGACAACGGAAAGAACAAAAATAGTCCTTCCCCATGCCGCTGCCCAAAACTTTTATTTTCTTAAACATATCCATTCTATTACTTTATTATAAAAGAAAAAATCATTCCATTTTAATCTCCGCCCTCTGCTTCAGTTCTTCAAACCGCTCGCGGGTGCTTTCCGCTACCAGCACTGCGGCTTCTTGTGCCTTGTCCCAACCAAACCGGCACACATCCGTCGCCTTCAACGCCTTTTTGCTATACGGTTGCAGCACGCAGCATGCCAGGAACCGGGCACGTTCCCAAGGATCGCGCACCTGCGTCCGCTCCCAATGCCTGTAGATACAGAAGAATTCGCGAGGAGCGCATCGGCAGAAGTCCGTCAGACTCATGCCGATACTCCCCACGGCCAGTCCCATCAGTTCGTCAATGTCTGCGGGGATATCGTCTCCGGCTTTTTTTTTGACTCGTCAACGTCTTCCTGCATGGTTTCTGCAAACTCATTCAGCATATCCATGCCCAGCCCGTCGGCAAACTTGTCGATATCCAGGTCGAAGGCCACACCGTCGGCATTGCAGGCACTTGCCACGCAGCAGAAGAGGAAGGTTACCATCAGGCTTACGTCCGTGCCAATCTCGCTCACATCCCGATCCGTCTCACGCTTGAAGCGGAGCATAGCCCCCATGGTCATGCGCATGGGGTACTCCTTACCATATACTTGAATCTTCTTCATAGCATCATCCTTGTACGGTACCGTCTACTTTCGCTTCGTCGATGGTCACCACTCCGGTGTTATCGAAGGTAGCGTTGTAAGTGGTATCATCACCTGCAGGCGCTGCCTCTTCGAGGGTGGAGATGATGAAGTTGCCGCTCATGTAGGGTGCTGCATCGCTGCCGCGGGCAAAGCCTTTGAGCTCTACCGTAGCACCGGTTTTCCACTTGGCCAGCAGTTCCTTCATGCCGTTTTCCTCTTCGCCATAGAAGCGGAGGCCTTCGCACTTCACCTGGACACTGAGTCCTGTCACGGTCTTTTCCTTGAACAATCCGGCATTGGCTGCCGACTCTGTAGAGGCGGGTTTCACTGCGCGATCTTTCGTTTCGCTGTTGTAAGTGGCGGTGTGGCTGGTGCAATGTCCGCACGCTTTGCCACCAATGCTCATCAGCAGGTCACTGCCGTTCACATATCCTTGTTTTGCCATAAGTACTTTTTTTTTGAATTATGAATTATAAACTATGATTTTCGAGTTTTCAGACGCCGCTTGAGGAGCCCGTAAACAATGCTTAAAGACAGTACAGCTGCCGCCGCTTGTCCGGTTCTTATCCAGAACCACTGCCACCCGGTGGGGCTATGCAGCACTTCCGGCGGTTGCTCCTCTACTGCACGGACGGTTTCACTGCGGATGCGGGTCAGCTCTTCACGGAGGGCAATCACCCGGCGGGCCAGGCTGTCGCAGGTGGAGGTGAATATCAAAGTATCGCCGCTGCCGCGTATCACGCTGGCCGTGGCCTGTCCGCTGCGCCCGCTATATCCCGCCCCCTCGGGCAGCACAGCCAGGCGGTCCATCGGCAATGCCATCTTCACTTCGCTGGCCGGAACGGGCAGGAGGGTCAGAACGGATTGTCTTGCGCTTTGCACACTGTCGCTTAGGCTGCGGACGGTAGTCACCATCGGAGCCGGACTTCTGCAACTCGCCCCGGACAGGGCAATCGTCCCAATGACGGCAAGAAACAGCTTTCGCCACCGTGCGGTCCAGCCGGGCAATGGCCCTGTAGAGTTTTCGGTTTTCATCTTGAATCTTTATCAGTTCTTCGCGGAGCATATTGATGTTGTCTATATAGGTGGCATCGATGTCGCCTCCCTGGCGTGCCTTGGAAAGCCGCCGGTTGCGGACCCAGTTGATGACCTGGACCGCGAGACCACCGGACAGCGCAGACGCCAATATGTTCCAAAATTCGTTCATTCCTTTATATACGATTTACAAGAGGTTCCAGCCGGCTTCCACGTCGGCCATCACGGCAGGCACTCCATTCTCTACTTGCGAAATGGCTGCTGCCAAGGCGCACATGGTGGCACGGTCGGACACATCGGGCACGCAGGTGGCAGGAACCTGCATGGCTGTGCATACATGCCGGATGTAGCCCGATGTATCATTCTCCGAAGGAGGTGCCCAGCGATTGATAAAGTCGGCCACCGTGCGGTATCCATAGAGGCGGCGGTAATTCTGCAACAGCTTGATGAGAGCACGGTAGCCGTAGCCCATCGTCCGGAACTGGCAGAACGACTTGTCCTGCGAGGGGCGCATCTCCCCTTGCCAACAGGTGGTGGCAGAAAGTCGGATATTGCCGGGATTGTTGTTGCGCAGTCCCCGGGGCATTCGGTCTATGTTTTGCATTCTTCGATACATGTCGGTTACGTTTATCAATCTGACGCAAAGCTACACCGAAGGATGCAAGCGTACAAAAAAGCGTGTAGCGGTTACACACAAGTGCGTAACCGCTACACATAGTTTGGTAACCGTTCCCCGGTTTTTTCCGAATCACGCAGAAGATGATGAATTTTGCACAATACGTAACCAAATTGATTCTTAAAACAATGGAACAACTATTCAATGACCTCCGGCAGCAGATAGCCGGAACAATGGGCGACACCGTCTCCCTTATCGACGAAGATTATGGCCAGCTGGATGCCCTGAAGAATGGCGGGGAACAATATCCCGTAACCTTCCCCTGTATCCTCCTCAGCCCGCTGGAAACGGCATGGAGCAACCAGAAGGACAACCGGCAGCACGGACACTGCACCCTCAGCGTCTACCTGGCCTTCGACTGCCACAGCGATGCCCCGCAAGCGCAGCACGCCTCCGAACGCATGCAGGCGGCCGACCGGCTGGACGCATGCCTGCGCGGCTGGCAGTTCGACGGATGCAGCTCGCCACTGACACGCCGCACCAGCAAATTCTATGCCCTGCCCGGCGAGATAAAGGTATACGAAACGGAGTACTCCACGAGCGTGGACGAGCCGTATTCAGAATAGCGACAACTGGCGTTCCAGTTCGGCCTGCTGGCATATCACGCGCGGGTCGGCACTGGCGTTGATGATGTTGTAGAACGTCTTTTCGCAGATGGGATAGAGCGGCCAGATGTAACGGCGGAGGATTTCGCGGTTGCTGAGGCCGCTACGGCTGTGTTCGTCGTAGATGCGGAGAATTTCCCTCACCCGGTGCGCATAGCTCCGGCCGACAATGGAACGATGATATTTCTTCATACCCTGAAAACTGATTTGTGATTACCCTGAACTGTCTGATTACCTGCTACAAAAATAATTATAAACGCACATTTATGCAACTAATACGCCCGGAAAGCACATACTACAACACGGAATAGCCCGTTTCGCCCATCTTTGCCGCGTCAAGTTCGCGGACATGACGGAAACAAACGCGAAGAGGCAGCGGACTGTACAGCGCAGCCGAATCGCAAATCGTAAATTGTAAAATCGTAAATGAAATGGTAAACTATTCCCTTGCTCTGATGAGCAGCATGCCGGGCGACGACAACGCCCCCAAACTTTTCTACGCCAAGGCGCAAGCCGCAGGCGAAGTAACCATGGACGAGATGGCCGAGGAAATTTCCTACGCCACCTCCCTGACCGACGGTGATGTGCTGAACGCCATCCGAGCATTGATTAAGCAAGTCAACAAGAACCTGGCGGCAGGCAAGATTGTGCGCCTGGAGAACTTCGGAAGCTTCCAAATACAGCTGTGCAGCACCGGTGCCGATACCGAGAAGAAATTCACCAGCGCCAACATCACCGGCACCAACATCCAGTTCCGCCCCGGCAAGCCCATCAAGGCTGCCACCCGTGCGGGCGACGGCGGACTCACCTTCAAGCGCGTGGCCAAGAAGGGTGAAGCACCCCTGCCCGATGACGAAAACACCGGAGGAGGAAACACCGGGGGAGGCAGCGACGGCGACCAGGGCGAAAACCCGCTGGGATGAGAAACTACCCCGTAGTAGTTCACAGACTACCCCGTAGTAAATGACCAACTACCCGTAAGTAGCCGACCGGTTGCTTGCGGGTAGTTTTTTTTATGCCGCCGCAGGGTGGCTTTAAATCGTAAATGGTAAATCGTAAAATCGTAAATAAAATGTTGAACGCAATCTACATGAGTGACCTGGCACAAGCCTACTTCCCCCGCTCCACGCCCCGCAGCGCCTCGGCGCAGCTGCACCGCTGGATAAAGCTGAACCCGGAGCTGCAGGCCCGGCTGGAGAAACTGCACTACAAGCCCCGGCAGCGGGCATTGACACCGCTGCAGCATGAGGCGATAACGGAGTGCCTGGGGGAACCGGGAGAGTGAGGCTCTTGGACAGAAGAACAAAAAGACAAAAAGAAAGCCGCTGACGGGAGGACCGCAGCGGCTTTTACCTTATTACTGGTTGAGAGAAAGCAACCATCATTTCTTTTTTGCTGAATTCTCTTCCGAATTACCCTTGACGAATATTGAGACAATTGAAATCAACACAGCACCTCCCATTATACCGGCAAACCAAGGCTTATCCAAATACAAAGCGTAACCTGTAACTGTCGAAAAGACAAGTATACAAAGAAAAGCAAAGAACATTCCCCACCAATTCATTCTTCCAATACGTCCTTCCGTTTTCTTTATAATTTGAAGTTTCTGCTTATCCATTGCATGACGATGCGTTTGCTCTTTGACTGAAGCATCTATTAAATAATCCACTATTCGAGGGTCAATATTCTTATAAGCCTGTAATTCACCTGGTGAGGGCAAACAATTATCATCCACCGTAAAAGTTTGTTCCAATTGCTTTCCTATGCCTCCATTGGTAGAAACTTGTGTCTCCTTCTGTTTGATTTCTTGTTTTCCCATTATTATCCTACAACCAAATTAGTCAATGATTTACGTACATCGCCTTCTACGGATCTGCGGTCACGTAACAGATTAGCCTTGTCATCGGAGCGCTTTTCTTCTTTGCCAAACATCTCCTTTTTCAGTTCATCAATAGCCTCTGATTCTTCGTAATATCGTCCTTGGGAAGCTTCACGAAACGTATCTGCCCCTTTCTTCAAGAACCGACCAATTTCTTTTATTACACACATATTTGCCTCCATTCTATATTGATTATATCTTATAAAACACTTGCTTACCCAAAAGGTTCATGTATCGGAATCATTCATACTTCCATTTTGAACACGCTACAAATAACGGCATTTTCCGCGAGTTTGCCAACTTTTCAATCACGAAATGTGCAAAACAGCCACAAGAACATACCTTGTTCCCGGATAGGCGGTCAAACCACACCGGGATAAGATTGATTCATTTCTGATTTGTTTTTAGCCAAACAACATCGGGTTTAGCTCATAGTTACTTATTAAAATCTCTGTCTTACGTTTCGCCTTAGTGAGATTGGCGACTTTGAGAGGCATATCTATCTTTTCAACGTGCCATTTATTCACAGCAACGAAGTACCGTAATGTCTGGCACCAAAAGTTAGATAAGATGAATTTTCCTTTTATTCCCTGCAGGACGGTGAGCATCTGGAACAATTCTTCGTGGGTATATCCACGGTAATGACCTTGAGTACATCCTGGATATGGTGGGTCAAGGTAGAAGAACGTTTCCGGTGTGTCTCGTTGCTTAATAACATCCAGAGCATCCCGGCAGGAAATCTGTACCTCGGCCAGACGAGAACGGAGGGTTTCGTTAAACTCGGAACGCTTGTTTCGCATGAACACACCGGTATGGCTTCCTGCCGAGCCATTACACCATTTCCAGCCACCGTGCATACTTCCGGAAAACGAACCATTGGTAATCATCCATACCGACCAAGCTATCTCTAAGTCTCCGGCCGGAACCCGACCGTTATAGAAATCTTTAGCCTTCAGGTATTCTGTTTCCGAATGAAGAGTGTTCTCTACCAGGTAGCGCAATTCGTCGAAATGTTCTTGCACCTGCCGGTAGAAAGTGATTAACCTATCATTCTTGTCATTGATTACCTCAAGATAACTTTTCGGTTTTTGGAAGAAAACAGCACCGCCACCAAAGAAAGGCTCGCAGTAAATCTTATGCGCCGGCATCATGGAAATAATTTTGGATGCCAGCTGCTGCTTACCTCCGTAGTATGTAATTGGGGTTCTCATTTTATTCCTTTCTTACTAGTTTTACGCTAATAAATAATCTATTGTTATTAAAAATTCGTATGCTACTCGCGGGTCAATCGCATTTCCGAGGGCGTGAGTTCTGTCCATCCAATTGGGAATCCCATAAACCACTCCATCCAGCCCGGAGTAATATCGGAGGGATTGAACCCAGCTCTCGAAATGTGTGCAGTCAGGTAATTGCTTTTTCGTTTGTCTGAATGCTTTAAAATGCTCTCCCGACGTAACTTTATCCTTTTTGCTTCCGAAGCTGTTAAGGCAGGCAACAATCCAAACTCGCTTCCTTTCTTGAAAAGAGTCCTTACCCGCAGCTGGAACAATAAACGGTTGTACTTCGTAGCCTTCACTTTCCAAATCAACGCACACTTGCTCGAAGACCACTCCGTCTGCGTTACCAATAAGTCCGAGAACATTTTCAGCGACGACCCATGTAGGCCGGCACTCTTGTATAACTCGATACATCGCCGGCCATAAAAAGCGGGGGTCTTCTGTCCCTCGCTGAAGCCCAGCGTTACTGAACGGTTGGCAGGGGAATCCTCCGGCCACAACATCAACGTTGCCTCTGTATTTCTTCGCATTGATCTCATTTATATTTCCATATTTAGGTATATTGGGAAAATGCTTCTTCAGCACTTCCAGGCAAAACGGGTCTATTTCAGATTGAAAAAGAATTTCCCAGCCAAGAGTATCGGCAGCCAAATCAAAACCGCCAATGCCGGCGAATAAGCTTATCATCTTTATAATTCTGCCCATTTTCGTTCCATAATATTATTATTTGAGTTATTTTCCTATTCATTTTTGAATTGCCTTTAGTCAACCTGATATAGCCTGCATCCCGTCTTCTCCTTCGCCCTGAGCAAAAAGCTGGCGGCCTCGTCACTGTCAACCACCAGCTTGATGGCGGTAAGCCCTTCCGTTTTGGGTTTCTGCAGAAGCAGGGAGCAGGGCTGGTCATAATAGTTCCAGTAGAAGATGAAATCCGCCACATGGAAATTGTCTATCTGGACAATGTATTTTACGGGAATACGCATAGGACTTCAGTGGTTAAATGTCGTTTGAATTCCCTTTGAGGCAGGGTTTCACTTCCCCGTCCGGTACCCAGTCCACCGTAACGATGCCTTTCACTTTGCCGGTGCCGCCACACTTGGGGCACGGGACCAGCTCCGTGTCCTTTACCGTGATGTCCCCCTGGAAATAGCCGTTGCCCTGACAATAGCCGCAGGAATACCCCGGGAATTCTCCGACGGTCTCCCGTCCCGTTCCGAAGAGGGGCGCCGTTACCAGCACCCCGTTCTGTTTCTTGCTCATGGTTTGTTCTGTATTAAGTTCTTTTTCTCCTTTCATAATTCCAGCCGTTCAGTCTGTACACCTCGCGCCGTGCCTCTTCCCTGGTCGGATATTCATTCACCTTGGTGCCAAGAGTGGATATCTCCGGAGGGAAGCTGTCACCCTGACGGTAGGTGATATCGAGATACACCGCCCAGCACCGACCGCGGGGACGGTACCGGTAACAACGATGTATCTCCCTCATCTCACTGCTCAACCGCATCACTCTCCTTTTTAGGCTCCACATAGAAGGTCTCTTCCTGCACCACCTGCACACCGATCTTCGGGAAATAGGATACCACGTCAGGATTCTCACGGTCAGCCAGCAGTCTGTCCTTGGCAAGCTCCTCACTGGTGCGGATATACTGCGGCAAAAGCTCCTTGCATAAATTCGTCACTGCCGCCCAGGTGAACCCCTTCAGGTTCTTCAGCTTCGGTGTGCCGGTACGGAAACCGAATACGCCATGGGTGCTTTCCAGGCTTTTCTTCCTGGAGAACAGTTCTTCCTTGTTTTCTACGGCATATGCCTGCATGATGTCGAAGTTCTTTTCCTTTGTGGCAGACAGTTCTGCCAGCTGGTCCGCATACTTCTCGCGGATACGGGTCATCTCAAGGTCCATTTTTGAGGTGAGGTTCTGTACTTTGGCATCGGCCGCCGCAAAATCTGCGAAGGCCTGCTCTGCCTGCTCGCGGCTGATGCCGCTGACTACTGTTTTCTTTGTTCTTGCCATAATTCTTGCTCTTTTGATAGGGTTAATAATTTAATAGTTGATTTTATTTTTCTGCTGCTTGCCGGCATTGCGGTGATAGGCCCTGTACTCTTCTGTTTTCGTAGGGTCCTCCAACTGCCGGAGTTCCCGGTCGATGTTGTCGTAACGCACCAGCTCCGCCCGGTATTCATCCAGCAGGCGGTCGTACTCGATAGGTCTCAAGGCGGTAATACCCGCCATCAACCGGTCCTGCAGGTCACAGATACGGTCTGCACAGACTTCGAGACGGGATGCCAGCCGTTCACGGCGTTTGTTCCTGTCTACGATATGGACCATTGGGATATATTGATTATCATTATCTACCATCTCATCTCCTCCCCTTCTTTATTGTGATAAAATTCTGCACAACCGGAGCGGCGGCAAGCTCACTCCGGCTGTAATAGACCAGTCCGGCTTTGCGGTATCCGGTAATGTAACCCTTACGCTGCCAGGCATTCAGCGTCTCACGGCTACATCCTATAAGCTCTGTAGCATCTTTCTGGCCGATATAGTCCGCACGGTTCGTATCCGGCAATTTCTGGTATTCGGCACGTTGGCGGCGTTCTTTCAACAAATCCTCCACAAAGCCTTCCAACTGCGCGACCTTACGCTTCAGAGCCTCAAATTCCCGTACACTGACTGACTGGCGCTCTTTGGGCTCAGGTCTGTCAACCGTCACCGGATATCTGTCCGCATCGGGTATCAGCTCTTCCAGCGATAATCGCCCTGCGGCAAAACGGGCGGCGTCACGGCAGGCATAAAACACGGTCTCGTCCTTGTCTTCCTCCGGAACAGAAGCCACGTAGGTGGCAAACACCTGACTCTCATTATGCCCGTTTTCCAGCACCTCGGCCTGGAGCAGACTGATTTTATCCCCTTTCATGCGGAGAATGGCAATTCCTTTCTTTATTTCCTGTTTCTTTCTCATTGTATCAATCCTTTTTAAGTTTCCTTTCCTCACGGCGCATCCACGCCTCCAGCTGTTTCTTGGTGGCCTGGAGTTCCCAAAGCCTCATGCTTGTAACGTCCTTGCGCGCTTTGCTGTACTTACGTGCCCAGATGTTCAGCTTCGCCACGTTCATGCGGTATTCCTCCTCACTGTCGCTGGTGAACCCCTGGTTCAGCTGGGGAATCTGGAACGAAAGACGGTAGATGTCCCGGAATACATTCCTGGCTTCTGCCATCTGCATGGCCCGTGCCTTGTCGTCCGTCGGGTTCAACCGCTCCAGCAGCTGCCGCGCCTCCTGCATTGTCAGCTCCCGGCTGCTTTCCGTACGGCCGGAAGTGAACTCGTAGATGCAGCCGTGGCGGGCCTCGTCATCCATGCCGATACGGTGGAAGGTGGCGTGCAGGGCTTTAAACTGCTGGGCGCTGATAGGTTTGTCGGCAGTCGTTCTCATGGCTCATTACATATTACATTCTCCCCAATATCTTGCCGCCTCTTCCGGCCAGATGTCATAGTAGCCTTTCGGACCGATGAAGCGTCCCTTGCTGAAAGCCCGGTAGCCCTCGACGTAGATTTTCAATGACGCGTCAAACATCACGCTCTTGCCACTGCGTCCGGTAGGCAGCCTGCCACTGGCATGGCTGATAAAAATCATCAGCTTGTTACGGTGGCGTTCCTTGAATTCAATATACTGCCGATAGGTCATCTGTGTGTATTGGAAACTGTCTATCACCACAAAATCTGGTGATTTCTGACGTTTCAGACGCAGGCTGAGCTGCTCGATGCTTTCATTGTCGATAAGCAGAAAGCGACGGTTGACCTCCATCATGCCAAAGCGGCGGAGTGTGTCCTGCATGGTGAGGCAGGCACCTTCTTCCATACTGTTATAGGCCACACGGCCGAAACGGCAGAGATACTTGCAGAGCTGCATCACAAATGAAGTCTTTCCGTTACCGGAGTTCCCCCACACAAACCAGACACCCCGACGCTCGGGTGTGCCGAAAGCGTCATGCCACACCCCCTCAAAGTCCAGTGTGTCAAACTTCATGGAAAGCATCTCACGTACCCCCTTGGCATTACGTTCAAAAGTCTCACTCATTACTCTGCCCCTCCTTTCTGCTGCTCGGCACGGCGCTTCTGCGCATGTATCACCCGCTTCACACGGCGCAGGTCATTGTCACTGGTTTCAGCATCTTTCAGCACACGTCTTATCTCGGCTTCACCGGTCAGCCCGTTGGCCTGACAGATGGCATACACATCGTTGCGGCTGGTAGCGTTCAGGTCGAAGAACTTGCGTCCGATACGGCTGTTGATTTCCTTGTAGCCTTTCTTGTTGTATCTCAGCCCGTTGTCCACACGCCGCTTGATATAGTCGGTACTCATGAACACGATACCCGCGCGTCCTTCCAGGCGGTTGTAGATGCTGATGAAGTAATTCAATACACAGTCCGTCAGCTTGTCCCCCTCATCGAAGATGAGCAACGGGTTCTGGAGAAAACCGATCATACCAAGCGCATAGTCCAGCATGTCACGCAGGTTGCTGGTGCTGTCGGTAGGCGCGCCCACCTGCTTGGCTATCTCGCGCACAAAATCGCTGCGTTTCATATCTTCCGAGCAAAGGATATAGAACACGTTGCGGTGTGTGCGACGGAACTCTATGGCGGCAGTGGTCTTGCCACATCCGGCATCGCCCACCATCCAGGTGACATTCTTGTACATCTGGGCGTCGGCCAGCACGTAGGTGGCGAGCCGGAAGTTCTCACTCTCGCAGATGGTCCAATGCTCGAAGCTGAAACCTATCTGCGCCGCTATGCGGCTGAACATGTCATCGCTGATGCTTTCGTACTTGGTGTTCAGAATCTGGCTCACCACAGCCGCACTGACACCCTGCAGGCTCTCGCTGGCGCGGTTGCGGCTGGGAAAGTTCTCACAGTAGGCCATCAGTGCATCGCGGATGGCATCCTTGTCTTGTTTGGTTAGTCCTTTCATTCTTGAATGGTATTTAATTGGTTATTGATTGCCGTTTAAAATCTGTCAGCTCGTCCAACGTCATGTTGGAGAGTACCTTGGTATATTCCCCCATAGTGGAGTAATCGGTTTCCGTGTCCGCTTCGGCCTCCTCCCGCTTCTGTTTTTCCGGCAGGGAGAGAGGAATATGGAGCTCGCCACGGTCATGCCTTTCACGGTATCCGTCCATCTTATTCTTGCTGAGGTTCTTAGGTTTGGGAGTGGAAAGACCGAAGAGCTCGGCTGCAATACGTTCGTCAAGGTCGAAACGCTCGCCTTCCAGCTGGATGGCGGCCATGGTCTCCTTGTTCCGGTCGATGGTTTTCCGCATGAAGCTGCTCTCTTCCGGTGTGCGCTCCTGCGTGGCGCGGCTGACAGTGACCTTAGGAGTGGCGGTGGCGCTGTACTTGGCACCGGTGGCGGTATTCCGCCACAGCTCCACGCGGGTCATGTCCATAGGATCATACATCACGGTGAACTCGCGTCCGGTATTGCGAAGCGCCCATGCCTCGTCACGCAGGCCGTCGGCGGCATATACGTCATAGTGGTATTTCCGTTTGTCTATTTCAAACTGAAGTCCGTAGTTGGTATAGGTCACGGCTTTGGGATGGCACAGCCAGAACATACGCATCATGTCAACCTCCGTAACGGGTTGGGCCTCGGGATTCCCGCTCATGCGGTACATCTCCATGTGTGGAATACCGGTGGCGAAGTGCTTTTCCTCATTGTTCCATCTGTCACGGCATTCCTTATAGATTGTTTTCAGTTCCTCGAGCGTGGGAAGTGCGTAGGCGTTCTCCTCTATGAATTCCAGGTTGGGCTTGCTGTTCAGTTTCTTGGCGTTCACGTTCTGTCCCGTGAAATGCCAGATGGCATGAAGGACTTGTGCCTGGAAACGGTAGAAGGCATTCTCTATGGTCTTGGACTGTCCGTTATAGGGCATCGTGGGACGGTGGAGCACCGTAAGGCGTTGGAAGAATCCCGCGGCGTCGCCTTTCTTGTGTCCTCCCTGGTTGTCGGTCACTATCTCATAGGGACGGCTGCCGGAAACTTCCACGGCCATGCGGTAGGCACGGTACTGGCAGTCGAAATTCTCGTTCGGGGCGATGTCATATCCAAGCAGGGTCTCGCTATAGGCATCCATCACTTCATATACGCCGGTGGTACACATCTTGCCCTGCTCGTTCCTGTAGTAGAGGTTCAACTTGGTACCGTCGCCATACCACAAGGTATCGCGCATCTGCGGGAGGCTGGTCTTCATCAGGCTGGTGTACTTGGCTTTCCATTTCTGCATGCCATGTACCGCCGCATACCACATAGGCATCACGGCAGGGTCGTTGAGATAGTTCTTCACGGTGGTGGGCGACTTGATGATGTTCAGGCCGCGCTCCACTGCCTGACGGTTGTATTCGTCGAAAATCTGCGCCTCCGTATAGCGGGGGACAATGCTGCGGCGGAGCTTCAGCAACAGCCGCGCCACTTCGGGAACCACCACGCGCGCCGCCTGGTTGCCCGTGTTCTTGTTGACAAGGGCGGCGTAGCCGATCTTTTTATAAGCGTTGAATTTTTCGCGGAGACGGGTCTTGGGCAGTGTGTGTCCATAGTGTTCACGAAGCTTCTCACATGTACCTTGCACCGTTTCCCACACGATGGACTTGCGGCTGTAACCGCACTTGCTATGCAAGGCTCCGGTCTCTTTCTCCACACGGACCAGCTCGTTCATCACCTCGGCATTCAGCACATATTCGGCCTGGCGTTCCAGTGAGATGGCGGGTTGGTAGGTCCTATAGAATTCCACAGCCTTGCTGTCACTGCGGATAATATTACTCATTAATTGTTCTTTCATTTCTTCCAAAGCATTGGGATAAAGTCTGTCGTATGCCTCACGAATAAGGGCGGGAAGACTGGTGTAGTCTATGAGAGCGTAGGAACCGGCCCCCTTACCGGGACGGACAACCCGGATCTTGCCCTCACGTACCTTCTTTTTGTAATTTGGTACACTCAATATCCTTCCTTGCGAGACCAGCTCAGGAAAAGTGACACACCTTATTTTACCGTACATTTCCATAATCAGAAACTTTATACTTTTCAACATGTGCAAGCCCCGGCATCGAACCGGGGAGCCGGCCACTTCCGCATGGCAAGGGAAGCTCCGGACTTGCTACCTGTTCCGGACTTTACAGTTTATGGCCGTTATAGTCATATTGCACAACCTTGCCCTCAACATCTATCGACCGCAGATGAAAGCCCTGCGGGGTTGCCTCACGGGCAAAGTCTTCAATGGTATCGTAATTCATCTCGGCAGGTACGTCAGCCTCTGAGCATCTTGACATGTTTCTGAGATCCAGAACAAACGGGTTATTGCTTACCCATGTCACCTTTACTTTCATGCCATTTCCTCCTTTCCGCTGTCCGGCATACAAAGCGATATCGCCACAATAGCCGATAATACGATGATTACAAACGCATTGCGGCTGTCCGCATCCGTTGCGTCAACATTGGTTCCCAGCCACATGCCATAGGTCATGCCCACGGCTACGGCAATCTTCTGAATTGTTCTCCAGGTTTTCATATAATTCAAGTTTAATATCTGTCAATCAATAGTTTTATCAATCGCCTTTAAGGCTTTATACTTGCGGTCTACCAGTCTACCTTCATCGTCAATAGTGAGTGTCCATGCGGGATGATACCCACGTAACCTTTTGTCCTCTGTTCTTTTGTCAGTACTATAGGCTAATACAAAAGAAAATCCCACAGCCGTACACCCGTCGGACAACGGTTCATCAAAATGTACACCCCAATAGGAATTCCTGCCACTACGGGTACCTACCGCCTTCGTCACTTGACGGACGGCAAACACGGGTACTCCACGCTCGTCGTAGCTATCCACAACGACAATCTCAGCACGCTCCGTGGCAAGAGCCCTGCATTCTTCTTTCCAGTAAATCATAAGGATTTGTTTATAAGGTTTTTACTTTCTCGTACGGGTTATCTATCAATGTAACCTCATACATTTTACATCCGTGATTCAGTGCATAAGCACGAAGAGTTTTCGCAAATGGTGAGTTCGTCCCAAAATTCAATGCCGAACGCACAGTACGTGTAGTGGTAAAAAACTGTTTGGCGATGGCTTCTTGTTGTGAAGCGTCTGCCTTGATGAATCCATACCCTTTTTTTTCATGAGGAACGACATGTCTTGTGTTATATTTATAAAGTCCCATCGCATTAAGATGGTAACTAAGCGTTCCTGAAGATTTTAAACATCTCCATCCTCTATCTACTGCTTTCATATTATATAGGGCGAGAAGTTGTGTAAAGGGTATATTAGGATTATTCATAAACGTCTCTCGTAGAAACTGCAAACCAGCTCTGCTCATCTTATTACATCCTGCCATAACATATTTATAAAGTTACTGTATCATTAGCGATCACTGCCTTCACATTCCCATGAGAGTCCAACACCTTCACCGTACGCTTGGCAGAGTCCGTCACATCAATAATCTCCACCAACTTACCACCATTGATTAGGGCAGCTTCCCTAATTTTTGTAGCTTGTACGCTGTTACGTTTGAAGTCAAGCGCATAACACACACTGCGGTGTGTCACATTGAACATCCGGGCAAGTTTCTCTTTGCCTGAAGCACTCAGTTCAATCTTCTTTCTGATTTTGTTCTCCATATCTAAATTTTGATTAAAATAATTCTTATCTTTGGGGCTGTTCTGCTTGAACACGGTGCAAATCTAAGTGATAATTTTCAACCACGCAAATAAACGCGTGATAATTTTCATCTATATGGGTAATATTTTATCAAGAATTCAAGAAATAGCTGTAAAAGAGGGGATAACTATCACTGCTATGGAACGTAGTATTGGTGCCAGTAAAGGCGTATTATCAAGAGCTATAGCCAATGGTACCGACATTCAATCTAAATGGTTACAAAACATAGTTGAAAATTATCCCTTGTATTCTGCAGATTGGCTTATCACAGGACGTGGCTCTATGCTCCGTCACGAGCCAACATCCACCAATTCCGCTCCTACAGCGTCGTTATCTATCAATAATGATTTTGTTTCAATCCCACTAGTGGACATCTCTGTTGCAGCAGGCTGCTGTGGCTACGATAATCCCGATTATTTGGAAGTAGTAGATACCATAAAAATGCCTTCATCCATGGTGCGTAATAGTGAGAAATACTTCTGCGTCCGCATCAAAGGAGAAAGTATGTCACCTACATTATTGGATAGCTCCTACGTTATCGTGAGATTACTCGACCGTTCTGAATGGCAGGACATGCCCGACCAACACATCTACGTCATTAGTGACACTGATGGGCGTTCATATATCAAACGCATCAAGAACCGATTCCGTCAACATGGATTCCTCGTTTGCATGTCAGATAATGTAGATAAGATCAATTACCCCAATTTTAATTTGGAAGCTCAGGAGATAAACACCATACTTCATGCTGAATGGTATTTCAGTGCTAAAATGCCGAATCTGAATGAAACATATTATGACAAGGTTAATCAACTGGAAGATAAATATGATATGCTTGAAAATCAGATGAAGCAAGTATTACGTGCTATCAATGTAAAGTAAAGAAAGAGCATTCAAACAGTAATTGACAACCATTTATAACAATAAGTTATGGAGCTACAAGAATTTGTAAAAGAAACATTATTGCAAATCACTATTGGAGTAAAAGAAGCACAAGAAGCAGTAAAAGAATATGGTGCAGTTGTAAATCCCAAGCAGTATAAAAGTACGTCAGATGCAACCAATGCAAGGGTGAAAAATGAATACTATCCAGTTCAAAATATTAATTTTGAAGTTGCATTAACATCATCTACTGGAGAAGAAAATAAAAGTGGAATAGGTGTATTGCTTGGCAGTTTTAATATTGGTGCCAATAAGAATGACGAAAGCAAGTCTGTGGCAGTTACGAGCATAAAGTTCAATATCCCTTTAGTCCTTCCTGCTGAAGATGACGGAAATACACAAACAAGCCATCAACCTATTATCGCATACGGAAGAAACACCCGAAATAATAGCTGGTAATCATTTAATGGGAAATCCATAATCTTCTTTTTCCACGATAAATTTACATATTCGATTAGCCAACTTTGTAGTCTCTATAATATCAGGGCAATGGTTTTGGTTAGACAACAATAATGATATAATTCTCCTCTTTAGACGATACCGGAATCTATTTTTTAGAAATCTAATCATAATCGAAACTTTTAAATGCTCCCGGAACAATTACCGGGAGCGTTTCCATCAAACAACTAATTAATTACCTCAATCTCCGCACGCTTTATCCCTCAGTCGGAGCCCTGAATGCCGGGAGCGTTCTTCACACCTTCAAAAACCATTGCGGCAGCAACAAGAATCGAACTTGTGACAAAAGGGCTGCACACATGTATCATCACGTATACACACCTGCGCTCTACCAACTGAGCTATACTGCCAATTATTTGCGACGCGCGCACGTTTATTGCGCTAAAATAACACTTATTCCATAAATACTTATTATGAATCAGCAGTTTATGTGGTTAGTGAAATTATACTACTTGCCAAAAACACTATACTATCCCCCTATAAATATTTATTTAAACGCCTAAAAACATAACTTAAAAGGAAACATCATACAAAATACCTCCTTTTCTAATTGTTAAAAAAGTATCCCTAAACCATGTTATCGCACATATTTTCTGCAAAATAAGGTATCCCTTATCAGTATCCCTTATGGTATCCCTAAGTTTGTTTTTAACCTTTCGCCTCATTGCTATTTATCAACGTCATTTATTCATTTGGGCATATAAAAGAACTTGTAAAGTCATATCCTCTAAACACCCTAAACAGTACATATTTTATTTGAAAATACTTCTATATATTTATTATTTAGAATATCTTTGTAGAAAGAAACTTCTAAATAATGAATTTATGACTAAGATAATTCACGTACATCTCATTTTTGAGAAAAAGGACTATTATTTCGGCAGTATCAGCGCCATTTATACCGTCCTAAATGACGCTCAAATAGGTATTAAAAAGAGCTCGCTACTTCATGCCGGTCTCACTGATGGTGGCGTTAAGATAACCCGTAGAGCCATTATCAAGCAGTCTCATCTCATTCGTTGTGTTCAAGAATGACCTAAACACTCCATACGGAAAAAGGGCTGAATCGCGCCTCAAAAAGCGTCAATTCAGCCCTCATCTTATATCCATGTAACATTTGACCGTTTAAAGTGTTTTCATACCCTATTCAAATGTAACATCTGTGCCTCACAATGTAACAATTCGATTTGTTCCAGCACGCACAACTCAAATAGCCTCAAACCTTTTATTCATGGGCATTTCAGCATCATTTAACTCCCACATGCTTTACATACAAAGTGATTTACCCCCCTTAAATAGTTCCCACGCTTCTTTTATTTTGTAACAGTCAATAGGGAACATTGGCTATAATACTATGGGCTGAATTCAACTTGCAAATGCAACAGAATTCTGATTAATAATTTGTTTAAATTTTTCGTTTGGCGTGAGGTATCCAAGTCTTTTACGAGGTC